ATGGACAAGTTCAAAGCGCTTGACCCGACCCTAATGTATTTCCTTGGGTTCAAGGAAAAAGAGGACGATTACGAGATCCAGGACGAGAAGACAGGTAGAATAAACAAGGGTCACTACCACAATTTCATCATCAGCATTGCTGAACCGTTCGCACAGAACGAAAAATCACGTGTCGGCTTTATGGGTCTTGAATGCAACATTTACAAGGTCAAGGCGGAAAATATTTCTTCCGTTTTCGGCGTTCAGCAGGGCGATTTCAACCCGATAGCATATAACGACTGGTTCATGCAGCCCGTTGAAGTCCTTTACGATAAGTACGGCAGTATCAAGAGTATAAAGCGTATCCCGACTGCTCCGTGTACTGTAGCAAAGTTTGAAGGTTAACTTTCAAGTCCATGGAAGAAACTACAGCCTTTAATGATGTTCAGACCGTAACGCTCGGAACTTCAACAGAAATCTTTACTCAGATTACTCAAAATCAAGCTGATATGCTTGTTGAACTCCGCTCACAGAATGAAGCACTTTCCGAAATATCACAGGTTCTTTGGTGGGTGTTCTTTATTCTGCTTGCTTATGGCATATATAAGATATTTCTCGGAAATCTCTTGTCATGGTTTAACGGCTCATGAGAGCCTTTAAATAAAATAATTTAATAAGGTGGTGAAACTGAATGGCAGAAGCACTTGCAAAGGTGGATTTCTCCGCTCTCACAGCAACTATCGAAGCGATTGTTCCCGTTGTTCTTCCTGTTGTTGTGTCCGTTCTCGGTATCAGAAAGGGAATCTCCTTTATGATGGGCGTTATTCAGGGCGCTTAATCGCAGTTCCCAAAGGGGAGAGCTTGAAACTCTCCCCTTAATTTTTTTGAAAGGAGTTTTTTTATGGCTGAAAGTATAGCTTTGCCGTTGCTGCTTGCTTTACTTACTTTATTTGGAATGTCTTTTACTGCCGATAATGTCGGTGATAATTTGGGCGATTTAATCCTTGGTAACGGTTCGCCTGTTCAGGAGCTTATTGACCCCTTTTATTCTCAATATCTCCGTGAGCATAGATTTGAACACGTTACCTATGATGATTACCTTGCAATGCTTGAAAAAATGCAAAATGGTGAGATTACTTCTGACGATTTGCAATCGGCTGGTATTGATGTGCAAAAATGGTTTTCCGAGCATTCCAACAGCGTTATAACAACACGTAATGACGCATACGGCATTTCTATTCAGAATGACGCAGGTCAAAGAGTTGAGATTAAATGGCGTGAAGAGCGTGACAATCTTAATCGGCAGTGTTGGCGCTTACATGAATATGTTTTTTATCAGAACAACCTTATTGACGATATTACTCAATTTAGTGGTGCTGCTCGTGTCACCTATGATGAAGTTTATCTGAAAAAGATTATCAGCAATTCATATTTTGACAAAGAGGCTCTTTGCTATTTTGTCGTAACTGATTATTGGACTTTAGGCATTAACGTTGCTGAATATCTCAATGCTTCTGATGTTATTGATAGTGGTAACGCCTATGATGAAGAAAGCAAGCCTGTTGGCTTTGTCACTGTTGACGGCGTATCTTATCCGCTTAATCCTGACGGCTCTGTTACAATCAATGGCACAACATATTACCCTGATACTACAGGCAAAATTAACATCGGGGAAAACTCTTATTCTCCGTCAATAAACTTCTCCGCTTATGATGACGCAGCTTTGATTGACCTTGTAAATCAGCTGCTTGCAGCTCTTAGCGCTTCCGAAAGTCCATCTACTAATTATACTGGTATTCTTGGCGCTATTTATACTATGCTGCAACGCATTCACAGTGGTGTGTCAAGTATCTCAACAAATGTTACTTCGCTTATTTCTGGAATACAGTCAATCCCTCAAAGTATTGCAGATCACTTCACTCTTGATTGGTCAAACGCAACAACTCTAATATCTGATAATTCAGTTGAGCTTAAAAAGAAAATGGGCATTTCTGCAATGTATCAGAATATCAATACCGTTACAACTGCATTTTTCGGAAAGCGTTCATTTGGTGATGATGGCAAAGTTGTTGTAACTCCTGTATTTGATAACGGCGAAACACTTACAACCGATTATCCCCATATCTATTTTACTTTGTGGGGTGTGAGGTATGATTTGCTTTCCGATATTCCTAAATTTGATAACGCCATTGCTTTCTTTAAGAAAATAGTAGCTCTGTTTCTTAATATTGCAATGATACTTTCTATTTTCAGAGCTGCCCCCTCTATTATAGTCAGCTGTGGTGAAGTAATTGGCATTCGTTCTCCTGCTACAATTTCCAATGCTTTTGCTGATTTTGGTATTTTTAGACCCAGAACAGACACTAAGAAAGGGGGAAAATAATGTTTTCTGTTATCGGTAATCTGTTTAAATGGTTTGTAGGATTTGTACCGTCTATATACATTCCTATTATTACTATTCCAAAAGATTTGATAGATATAGTTAATGCTGTGTGGTATTTTCTTCCTATGGGTACTATCTGGAACTTGTTTGTAATTGGATTGATTATAACAGGATTTCGTCTTGTTCTTGCCCTTATTATCCGCCTTAAATCTTTTATCCCTACAATGGGAGCATAAAAGGAGCTTATCAATGACACAAAAACAGCTTGATATTTACGGGGCGTATGTGTATAACCAACGTTGCCGTATGGAAGATGATATTTCCACTCTGCAACAAAATTTGCGTTGGCGCAAAATATCTGCCCTTGATTGCCTGGAGCTTATCATAGCTCAGGAGCGTTACAATGCTTTTTGTGAGTTTGTCGCAGATGTAAATATCATTTTGAAAATTAACTTTCAAAAGAAAGGTGATAAAAATGCATGGTGAACTTGTGATATACGTTATTATTTGGATTGTCTCAGGATTTCTGCTTGGTGCAGCATTGTCAATTTATGAAAACAGAAAGGAAGATAAATAATGCTTAACGCACTTCTTAGCATTCTCCGCATATTCTTTTCCCTGTTTAAATGGCTGCTTATAGCCGTTGCTGTTTTACTTCTGCCTATATTCGTTATGCTTGGCGTATATTCATTTTACTATGTTGTAATCAAAAAGCAGCACTTCCCTAAACGCACAATTCCACGCCATAACCTAAAATACACCAAAAAGCGTAGTGTATTCAAACGTCTTTATCTTGACTTTCCCAAGCGTATTGTACAGGACAGGCTAAACGCAAACCCTGATAGCTATGATACATATGGCGTGCATGTGTTTGCAGGAGAGCAAGGCAGCGGTAAAACTGTTGCTGCTATGCACTTTGCAAAAATGATAAAGGAGCGTAACCCTTGCAGCAAAATTGCAAGCAATATCAATCTGAATTACCAAGATGCACAAATACATTCTTGGGAAGATATCTTGCAAAATAATAACGGTGAATACGGTCAGGCTATTATTATTGATGAACTGCAAAACTGGTTCAATAGCAATGAAAGCCGTAATTTCCCGGTTGAAATGTTGACCGAAATTACTCAGCAGCGAAAACAGCGTAAATGTGTTATTGGCACATCTCAGGTGTTTACTCGTGTAGCAAAGCCAATACGTGAACAGGTTACATTTTTGTACCGTCCTATCACGATTATGCACGCATTAACTATTGTGCGTGTGTATAAATGCGACCTTAAAGAAGATGGTACGATAAATAAAATGCACATGCGCAACTGTTATTTCTTCGTTCATGATGATGAATTGCGTAGTTGCTATGATACTTATGAAAAGGTTAAGCGACTTTCTGCCAAAGGATTTCTTCCACGCTCTGAACAGTACGGCAATACTTCTACTGTTCATGTGGAGGGGCTTCCAGACCCCTCTGCTCCGTCCGTCAAGCCGTAATCACGGCGACGGCGGACAGAGGGGGCGGAACGCACCCTACTTGCTATTATCATCCTTTTGGTGTCCTACCCTAAGTAGCAGGTGATAAAATGATTGGTTCAGTCCCGAAAAATCAAGCCCTATTCAATACCAAAATTAAGCGATATCCTGACGGCTCGCAGACTGTTATTTACTGTGACCGTCCAATATTCCGTGACCCATATACAGAACCCAAGGAAAGTGATATTCCGTTATTCTATGAGCCTGATAATGATAATTACTGTGGATATCCTCGACCTGATCCTAACAGCCCAAACTATAAGGCTCGCAGAAAAAAGAAGCATAAACATAGTGAGAGCAGTCGGGAAGAAGATGATGAAATGATTTACTTAGGCAATATGAAACGTGCAAAGGATAGTATATTTGATATAACTATGTGTAATGACTGGAAGTATTTCTTTACAGGTACATTTGACGATAGCAAAGCAGGGGAGAACACAACAGAAAATTTGTTATTACCTGTTCAGAACTGGCTTAAAAATCAAGTCCGCCGCAAGGGTCTGCAATATGTTCTTGTTGCTGAGTACAGCCCCTTAAATCACCGCATACATTTTCACGGACTTCTTAATGAAGCTCTTGAACTGGTTGACAGTGGTACAGTTCTTTGTACTGGAAAAAAAGCGCCTATTAAAATTGCTACTGCTGACCGCCAGAATATACCTCAGGAAGATAGAAAAACAGTGTATAATATTCCTGCTTGGTCTGAACGCTTCGGATTTACTACCGCTATTCCTGTGACTGGTGAGCCTGTGCAACTTGCACGGTACATAACCAAATACATCACAAAGGACTGTGAAAAAATCTTTGGCAAATATTTTTGGAGCAGTCGGAACATTGTCCGACAGCCCGAAATAATTCTTGCTCATACAGATGATTTCGACGGAATACCGCAGCCTGAACATACTATAAAAGGCTGCAACTTCCGTTTGAAATATGATAGCTATTTTGAAAATTAACTTTCAAATTGAAAAGAAAGGAAAGTAAAGATGTTAAATCCACATTTGTTCCGTACAGATTATTTAAGCCAAAAGCGCACGGAAATAGCTGATATAGCTATTAAGCGCTTTCGTCAGGGTTACACCCTTGTATCAATCACAAAGCGCCTTACAAAGAGCTACAGACCTATTACAGGACTCGGCTCGTCTGAGATTGGCGAGATAGCAGGAAAAGCAATACTTGACTTTGTTATCAAGGAAAATAGAGGGGATATCATATGACACAGTACAATGTTACATACAAGTATACAGATTATGACGGCTGCGATTTACAGGTAGATACTCTCTGTATCTCTTCTGATGAAAATCTTTCAGGGCTTCTTACCACACGGCAGCATGAGTGTATAACACAGATTTGCCGTGATGTTGTTGCTTTGTCTCCCATTTATGCATCCTTTACTGTTCAGCTGCTGAAAATAGAAAAGCAGGAGCAGGGGAGTTAA